TTGGGGAGAATTAAACTTAATTGATATTGAGGTAAATAAGTTCTAAATATATGATAAAGTCATTTAACTGTCCTATATGTAACAAAACCATAATAGTAACCACTTATGACTATACTTGTTTAGATTTAGAAACTAAATATCTAATAGAAGAACATTATCATAAACTATTAGGAAAACACTTATTTGATAAACATAGTAAAGAGATTAATTTGAAATAAAATGGCAGAAGTAGGAAGACCAACAGTAATGATACCAAAAGTCATTGCAAAAATTGAAGAAGAATTAAAGAATGGTGCGACACTTGCTCAAGCATCTTTTTTAGCTGGTATTAGCTTAAAGACAATTTATAACTATTTTACAGATAATCCTGACTTTAAAGAACGCTGTGAATTATTACAAGGGCTAGTAGCATATAGGGCTAGAATTAACATAAAAAATAAAATAGAGAGTGGAGATATAGATACATCAAAGTATTGGTTAGATAGAAAAGATAAAGAATTCAAACCTAAGGGTGATATAACCACTGACGATAAACCATTACCCTTAATAACATTTAACAAAGATGGCTCAATATCAGATAACCAAAGCAACAAAGAAGATAACGAACCTAAAGAATAGAATTAGAGCTGTCGCAGGCGGCTGCTTAGCTTTGGGAACAAAAGTATTAATGTATGACTTATCATATAAGAATGTTGAAGATGTAGTAGTCGGTGATAAGTTAATGGGAAATGATAGTAAACCTAGAAATGTATTAAAACTTTATAGAGGTTCGTCTAGGATGTATGAGGTTCAGCAGATAAAAGGAATAAACTATACAGTTAATGATAAGCACATACTAGTATTAGAAGACCAGGGAAAAGATACTAGGGGTTATGTTGATGGAAAGAGGGTATATACAGGCAGGGAAGGTATTAGTGGTTTACATAAAGCGGTAGCAGGTGATTTCTATAAAGGAAGCGTTAGGTCAACTTGTAGAAGATATAAAGGAATAAAAACAGGACTAGACTTTAAAAATAAGAAAGTAGAGCTTGACCCATATTATTTAGGTCTTTGGCTTGGAGATGGAACTTCAAGAGATGCTAGTATAACAAATATTGATAAAGAGATTAAGGATTATCTATATGAAGAACTACCAAAGATATATGATGTATTAGTTAAGCAAAAAGACAAAGTAACAACATCTATAATAAAAAGAGATGGAAAGTATAATGATATAATTCAGCGTTTAAAGAAATACGATTTAATTCTAAATAAACACATTCCGATAGACTATATTAGAAATTCAAGAAAGGTTAGGTTACAGTTATTAGCTGGCTTAATTGATAGTGATGGTTGTTTGGCAAAAGATTATAAAACAAAAGAAACAAAAGGTTACTATATTACACAGAAAAATGAAGTATTAGCACAAAATATATTACTATTATGTAGAACTCTTGGATACTACACAACATTAAACAAAAGAATAGCTAAGATGAAAAGAGAGGATGGAAGTATTTATGAGTGCGAAGTCAGCACTATTGCTATATTTGCTAAAGATTATTCAGAGATACCAGTTAAAATAGAAAGAAAGAAGTGCAATAAAGTTATTGAAAGAAACCCATTAAGAAGTTCTATTAAATTAGTTGATAAGGGTATTGGTGATTATTATGGATTTGAGTTAGATGGTAACCATTTATTCCTGTTAGAAGATTTTACAATAACACATAACACCAGTGCCTCAAAAACTATATCAATACTACTCTACCTAATAGCTAAGGCACAATCAGATGAAGAAAAGACTTTAACCAGTATAGTGTCAGAGAGTATCCCCCACCTAAAAAGAGGAGCCATAAGAGATTTTAAAAACATATTACAAGGACATAAGTATTGGAAAGACGATAGATGGAACGCAACTGATAGTATATACACATTTGAAACAGGAAGTAAGATAGAGTTCTTTTCAGCAGATAATGGCGATAAGCTAAGAGGTGGAAGAAGAGATAGACTATTTATAAACGAAGCAAACAATGTAATTAAAGACGCCTTTGACCAATTAGAAGTTAGAACAAAAGAGTTTGTCTTTCTTGATTGGAACCCAACAAATGAGTTTTGGTTCTACACTGATATAAAAGACAGACCTGATGTAGACTTTATAACACTTACCTACTTAGACTGCTTAGAAGCCTTAGATGAACAGATAGTAAAAGCTATTGAAGCTAGGAAAGATAATAAGAAGTGGTGGACTGTATATGGATTAGGTCAACTAGGAGAAGTAGAGGGCAAGATATACACCGATTGGGCTATCATAGATGAAATACCCCACGAAGCTAGACTAACAAGGAGAGGACTAGACTTTGGATACAGCATAGACCCTACTGTAATTATAGATATATACGAATACAACGGAGGATTTATACTTGACGAACAGGTATATCAGAAAGGACTAAGCAATAAATCAATAGCTGATTTAATAAATAACTTACCAGAACATCAGACAATGGTAATAGCTGATAGTGCTGAACCTAAGAGTATAGATGAGATACACGACTATGGAATAAACATATTAGGAGCATTAAAAGGTCCTGGAAGTGTAAACAAGGGAATACAGATGGTTCAGAGCCTCAGAATAAGCATTACAAAGCGTAGCACTAAGACTATAACAGCTTACAGGAACCTTATGTGGGCAACAGACAAGGATGGCAACAGTATGAATGTTCCTGATGACAGTATCCACGAATGGTCTAACCCTATGGACGCTATAAGATATGGACTAGGAGATTACCGCAAACCAGTAATAAACAATTTTAATAATAATAAAGTAGCATTTAAATAGTATGGAACTAAAAACAAAAGTGTCTTCAACAGTGAAGGCTATTGTAGAAGATTTTAAAGAAAAGAAGGTAGAAATGGACAAGGGTTTTTACTTCAGTCAATATCAGACTGTTAGGCGTATTAACCTATATCTTAATGATACCTTTGAACTAGCACGAGATGATAACGCTATCTTTTGGAATATCAGCACACCTCGTATCATTCACTTTGCTAAGAACATTGACCTTGATACTAAAGACTTAATGCCTTATGGTGAAGGTGAGATTAGTATATTTGTATCTTGGTGTTTAAAGATGAAACTAAAGGAATGGTTAAATGAAAATCACTTTGCTATTACCTTAAATGACCTATCAGAAGGAACAGCAACTTATGGTTCTGTTGTATGGAAGAAATACACAGAAGACGGAAAGGCTAAGATTGAGGAAGTAGACCTATCAAACCTTTACTTTGACCCTAGAGTTAAATATATTAAGGATACATCAGTAGTTGAATTACACTACTTGACTAACAACGAACTAAAAGACAAGGAAGATGTTTGGGAGAATGTAGAAGAGGCTATTAAGGTAGCAGAAAAAACATCATCTAATGGAACTAAGAACGATAAAGATGTAATGAAATCTAATGAGATTTGGGAATACACAGGACAGGTTGAAATGGAAGACGGTTCTTATGAAATGAAACATTACTTTGGTGCTGGATACGGAGATAAAGAAGTTATTCTATTTGAAGAAGATATTAATGATAAAGACTTTCAATATTATGACTTCCATATTGGTAGATACAGAGGCAGGTGGTTAAGAATGGGAGTAGTAGAACGTTTATTCAGACTACAGGAAAGAGCTAATACAGTTGTCAATGAGAACGCACAGGCAACAGCTATCGCTTCATTACTCTTATTAAGGACTAATGACCCCAATACTAACGGAAATGTCTTAGAGGGAGCTTTAAACGGACAAATCATCAATTCAGCAGATTTACAACAGATTGGCATTGATAACAGAGCATTTAACATTCTATTAACAGAACTACAGACTATTGAAAGACAGGCAGACTTATTATGTATGACCCCAGAGGTTATTATGGGAGAGGCTAGCCCATCAGGAACACCATTTAGAAGCCTTGCTGTTACTAATAACGCTGCTAAGAGTTCATTTAGATACATTAAGGAAAGAATAGGAGAAACTGTTGGCTACATATTAAAGGAAGAACTATTACCTGATATTGTTAGAGAATGGAATAAAGGAGGACTAATAGAAATACTTGAAGACTCTGGAGATATAGAAATGTATGACGCTTGGTTAAAAGACAAGATGTTGCTTGACCAATTAAAAGAAGGCGTCCCTTATAGCCCTATGCTAGAGGAAGCTATCCAAGTAGAGATAGACAAGAACGCTAAGTATGTAGGAAGAAGAGTAGAGTTAGGCAAGAAGATGTTTGATTTAAAGAAGTTTAACATCAAGTTTAACATTACAGGAGAAAGCCAAGATAAAGGACAACAGAATGACGCTTACTTCAACGCTATTCAAATGGTAATGGCTAAACCAGCTATCCTAGACATCCCACTAATGAAACAATACTTAGAGAACAACGGTATTGCTTGGTGGAAGTTAACACCTAAACAGAAAGAGAACTTAGCTCAAATGGCTCAGATGGGACAAACAGGAGGGCAGGCAATACAAGCACCATCACAAGATAAACTTATGGGACAAGTAGATACCACTCAATAATATGAATGAATTAATAAAACAAACACTATTAAGCAAAGGTTGGGAGGCTATTGAGGCTATGCTTAGAAAGGAAATAGCAGACCTAAAGTTAGTTCGTAATATAAATACAAGTAAAAGATACGAAGATATAGCTATTGAGGCTATTACTAATGCTAAGGCAGCTAATAAGATTAACAACGGAAAAGAAATAAAGAAACAAATATTCAGGTAGAACGGTTATTCTGGGGTTCAATTCCCCAGCTACCACAGATTTGCCTACTAAATAGGCTAGAGGACAAAACCTTATAAATGACTAATAACTAACAGGCACAAAACGCCTACATTTTTATGGAAGACAATGAGAAAGAGGTTATTGACGAAACCATTGACGAAAGTCAAGAAGATGTCAACGAGGTTGAAGAAACCGATTTAGATGAGGGCTCCGATGACTCACCTACCTTAGAGGACTATCAAAAGTTAAAGAAAGAAAGAGAAACTTTACTAGCCCAGAAAGCTCATTGGAAAAAAAAGGCAGAAACTTCTAAAGAAGATAAGCCTTCTAACAAATCTAACGAAACTCAATCTAGTATATCCCGAGAAGAGGCAATCCTCTTTGCTAAAGGTTATACTGAAGATGAAGTAGACTTAGCAATTAAGCTTTCAAAGATTAACAACATCACCGTTTCAGAGGCAGTCAAAGACGACTACTTCACTAATAAGGTTGATAGTAGAATTAAGAAAGAGAAATCAGCTAACGCTTCACTAGCTCCATCTTCTAAAGGAAACTTTAAAGGTTCTAAACCTTATAAAGAAATGACTGAAGAAGAGAGAGTAGCCCAGTTTAACAAAGCAATGGGTAACTAGGTTTGACAAAACAAATTTATCGCAACAGGTTCATTTCCAACAGCGACAGAAACCAATACTACATTAGCTAATGTAATCCCTGGTTTATTCGCTGAGAGAATGAATAACTTCTATAGAGATAACTTGAAAGCTGCTGCTTTCTTCACAGATTTATCAGCAGACTTAGCAAGTGGTACTAAGACTTTACTCATTCCAAACATCTCAGAAATGACTGCTCATAGCAAATCTAACGCAGCAGTTGTTACACTAAACAACCCAACAGACAACCAAATTACTCTAACAGTAGATACTTGGTACGAATGTTCATTCGCAATAGAAGACAAAGAAGCTGAACAGGTTAAGAAATCTTATAGCTATATGTCTGAATTAGCAGACAACGCTGCTTTCACAGTAGCAGCTGCTTATGATGACGCTATTATGGCATTGTTTGATAACTTCACACAAACTGTGGGAACATCACCAGCCGCTTTAGCAGACTCAAATGTAAGACGTGCTATTCAGTATTTAGATGAGGCTTCAGCACCTCAAGCAGACCGTGCTTTCTTCCTATCCCCTAAACAGGTATGGACAGACTTACAAGCTATTGACAGGTTCAGTTTACTTGTAAATACAAACGCTTCCGACCCAGTTCTTAAAGGACATATTGGCTACCTATATGGTATCCCAGTAATTATGAGTGATAGAATTCCTACAGTAGATGGTTCTGCTGGTTCTTGTTTAGCTCATAAGGGTGCTATCGTTCACGGTTCAACTATTATGAGAGTACAATCCAATTACATTCCTCAATATCTTTCAACTATTACAACTGCAGACGTAGTTTACGGTGTAATGAAAAATAGAGATACTTCTGGTGTATGGATAAAGACAGCCGCCGCATAGCTTGATACTAAATCTTTAACAGTATATAATTAATATATAAATTAATAATTATTGTTCCCGTTTGGATTATCAGTTCACGCCGATTAATCCAAGCGTGGCGTGAAGACAACAATATGACAATAAGAGAAACATTAAGACAACAAGTAGAAACAGCCTTATCTTTCCCAACTGGAGTAATAGAATATAACCTTGACTTAAAAGAAGAAGGTATTACAGATAAGGATTTTGGTGGAGTTAAACACATCCTTAACGACAAGATGCCTAAAGGAAAGATTAATTTAATTTATACTTACTAATATGCCAGCAATATTATCATCTAAACCAAAACGAGTAAGGGCTTTCCTTGCTCCTAACGGACAAATATATGAAGGAGGAGCAGAAGAATACTACACAGGAGTGGCAAATATCTTGGGAGGAACTAAAAATGCAGATAGAGTTCCAGAAAAATCTGGAGAAAAGGAAGCAGCTAAAAAATAAACGAAGATATGTATGAGTAATTTAAAGGTAACAATGATAAATTCTGGCTATGATGGGTGTTGTTATCCTAGACTGCTACTTCCTTGCTATCATAACGGTTGGTGGACAGATAAGCCTAACCAGAGAGAAGATAAAATTAATATAGAGAATATTAGAAAACAATTACAAGCATCTGATGTAGTAGTATTTCACAGAGCAGAAGAAAAGTCTTACCACGAACTAGCAAAGATATTAAAACGAGATGGAAAGAAGATAGTAATGGATAATGATGATACTTTTAAACTAGAAGACTTTCATCCACTAGCTCAATTCACCCCAGATGGTAAGTTCCAAGAAAACCTACAGAAAAGACAAGATAATATAAATGAGTTCATTAAGTTATGCGACTTAGTAACAGCATCTACCGAAACCCTAGCAGAAGAATACAGAGAGTTCAGTGATAATGTAATCGTATTACCTAATTATATAGACCCTATGGAGTGGGATGAACCATTAAGAAACGAAGGAGATAAAGTAAGAATAGGAATAGTAGGTTCAGCAGCAGTTGAATATGACTACCTACACATTAAAGGCTTTATAAAAGAGTTAAGCGAAAGAAATGATGTAGAGATAGTATTATTCGGACTAGGAGATTTAAAACACCAGAAAGAAAACCCTATCGTTACTAAAGTATTCCACGATGAATATGAGTTCTGGAACAATATCAATATGACACAGTTCCACTGGGTTAAAAGATATGACTATGCTGAAACCTTAAATGAGGCTAGACTAGACATAATGCTTATACCTCGTAGGGATAACTACTTTAATCGTTGTAAGTCTAATATAAAGTTTCTCGAAGCCTCGATGTGTGAAATCCCCGTAGTAGCCCAGAGTTTTGAAGGTGGACCTTATGAAGAGTTGACACCTGATATAGGATTTCTAATAAAAGATAATAAAGATTGGAAACCTGTAGTAGATAAACTTATTAAAGACAAAGAATTAAGAAGATTAGTCGGTAAAAAGGCTAAAGAATATACACTTAATAATTATAATATTGAGGATAATGCCTATAAATGGGCAGATGCCTATTCAAAACTTTATGAGAAAAATTAAAATCAACGATGCTAAACTAACAAAGATATTAAAAGAGCGCGGAGCTGTCCTTACGGAAGCTCGTAAATTACAAAAAGAAAAAGAATTAATTGAAAAGGAACAAGCTAAGTTAGGTTATAAGATGAATAGACTAAAGGAAAAGACACAGCCTATCATTGAGAAACTTACACCATCATTTGAGCTTGGAGAGTTTGAGATTATCGGTAGTGTTGGTATTAATAAAGAAAATTTTACTGAAGTAGAAATACTAGACCAAATTGAAGAGTATAAGAAGTTTTTAAAAGAAGAAAAGAAATAGTATGGTGTCTGTAATAATTCCAGTATGGGGTGATTATAAAAAATACTTAGACGAGTGTTTAGACAGTGTAAAGGCTCAAACCTATAAGGATTACGAGATTATAGTTATAGACGATGAGATAGACATTGCTAAGGCTCGTAATAAGGGCATAGGACAGGCACAGGGCGATTGGATTGTAATACTTGATGTAGACAACAAGTTGACTCCAAATTACTTAGAGAAGACCGTCTATAAGGGTGATATAGTAGCCACCGACCTACAACACTTCGGAGATAATGATGATATATTTGAAACAATGTACCCTACACTAGAGGTAATGAAGAAAAGAAACGTAGTTGATGCTAACGCAGGGTTTAGAAAGTCAGTATGGGAGAAAGTCGGAGGATATGATGAGAATATGCCTATTAGAGGCTGGGAAGACTACGACTTCTGGTATCGCTGTCTAAAAGTAGGATACGATATAGATATTATATCTGAACCTTTAGTCCTATATAAAATACACGGATATACAATGGGACAAGAAATAAACGGAGAGAATAGTATTAAATTACAAAATTATATAATAAATAAATAAGATGGATTTTAATAATGCTACAACACTCGGGGGAATAGTCCAAGATGTGTTGTTTAGAACAAATACAAATGTAAATGAGTTTTCCTTAAAGGATATTACTCGTTTCGTAAACGAAGGATATAATAGGGTTGCTTATACAATATTAAACGCAGATGGAAGAATGCAGTGGGATGATGTTAATCACACAGACCAACCAATATCAGTAGCAGACCTAATAGAAGACCAAAATAACTACGGTATTTTTACTGCTACTCCTGATGCTTTACAAGATTGGCTAATGATTGACAGAGTAGAAGCTAAAGACTCGTCTGGTAATTGGGTTGTAATGACACCTATTGACCGTAAAGACATTCCTGAAGCAACAGGAGAGTTTCAAGATGTATCAGGACAGCCTAATATGTATGACTTTGATGGCTCACAGTTAATTATGTATCCACCTACAAGCTATGCTTCAACAGGTGGACTTAAAATATATTTTAATAGAGCTCCTAGCTACTTCATCTCAACCGACACAACTAAAAGACCTGGCTTTGCTACCATATTCCACCAATACTTGTCAATTTACGCAGCTAATCAATGGAATATCACTAAAAAGAACGATAAGGGACTAGAGAAAACTATTGAAAAGATGGAATATGAGATTGGTAAGTTTTATTCAGTAAGAAATAAGGTAGAAATACCAAGATTAAGCAGAGCTTATAAAAGTTATAAATAATATGACAACTTGGACAAACGAAACAAAAACAAGTGATGAAGATAGCTTCTTATTAAAAGAAGATAGTTTCTTTTTACTTTTAGAAAATGGATTTAAAATAGTCTTAAAATATGCTAATAGTTGGACAAACGAAATAAAATATGCTAATAGTTGGACAAACGAAATAAAATAACAATATGGATAAAAAAATAAGTGAGCTTTCAGCTGGAACACCATTAAACACAGATTACATACCTTATGTTGATGGTGAAACAGACGAAACCAAAAAGGCTCTTAAAAGTGAACTTAAAGGTGAAACAGGAGATAACGCAACAGCAGACGCTGGTTCTACCACTACTTTAGCAGCAGGAGAAAGTGCCACAGTAAGTAATGTAGGCACAACAAGTGATGCTGTCTTTGACTTTGGTATTCCTCAAGGTATTCAAGGTGAAGATGGTGCTAAAATTACTTCAGTTGCCTTTTCAGGTAATAACATTGTCTTTACTTTAGATGATGCTTCAACTGTCACCTTAACAGACGCTAAACTAGATTTAAAGGGAGAGCAAGGGGATGTAGGTGCTAAAACAACAGGTGCTTCCTTTGTGGGTGATGATATGGTATTTACCTTAGACGATAGCTCAACAGTTACACTATCTAATGCTAAAGTAACCTTAAAGGGTGCTACTGGTCTTACTGGCTCAGCTGGAACTATTACAAGTATAATTAAAACAGATACTACTGGATTAGTTGACACTTATACAGTAACTTATAACGATGATACTACAACTACCTTCACAGTGACTAATGGAGCAGACGGAGCTGGTAGTGGAGATACAATGTCACCAGCTACTAATACCGATAGTTACTTACCACAATGGGATGGTGCTAATTCTAAAACTTTAAAGAATGGTGTAGCACTTCCAGTTGGTGGTCTAGCAGGTTTAACAGAAGTAGGAAATAAAATAGCAAAGACAACAGATGTTACAGCAATAAATGATAGCGAAATAGCTGATGGAGAAATAGCAGTATTCAATAAAACCAATAAAGATATAAGAACTTCTGATAAAACTATCGTAACAACTTTAGGAGCAGACGATACAACAATACCAACAAGTAAAGCTATTGCTGATAAGAATTATTTAACAGCTCACCAAGATATAAGTGGTAAAGCAAATATAGCTTCACCAACCTTTACAGGAAAAGTAACTACTCCAGCTATTAAAATAACAACAGGAGCAGGAGCTGGTAAAATATTACAATCGGATGCTAGTGGAGATGCTACTTGGGAAACGCCTGCGG